CGATTAGTTTGTTAAACTGTGTGCGATTAAAATATTGACGAACAAACCCCTCACCAACAAGCTGTTCAACAGTGACATTATCTTTTACATAATTGAACTTATCCATGTAGAGATTGTTATCAAAAAGTATATCCCCAACATTGTTAATGCTTAGATACTTCAAAGGCTGATTAATAATTTTGTCGGCAACACTTTGACCCAAAGCATAGCTAAACAATTTAGTACCACTGAAAGAACTGCTTGAGTAGATTTCTTTGTTGTCGAAACTGTAACCATTGCTGTCGTAAATATCAAACAACGGCGCCTGGTTTACTTTATCTTTTTGCTGTGCAGGTTTCCAGTTGTCACCATCATACCAAAAAGTTTTTCCTTGCGATGTATTACCACTGGTTACCAACACTACTTGATCGATCAATGTAACAGGCGCGCTGGGATTTGCAACTTGCAAATTTATAATAGGAACTCCACTACCGGTGGGTTGAATAAACTTTACCACGTAAATTTTATTACGAACCTCAGAATCACTGTCCGCGGCAAATATCACTCGGGTACCATCGATAAAAGCATATCCGTCAACTGAATAACCTATGGTACCGTTGATGTTAGAGAGAGCATCGGTTTCCCTGCGGTCAATGATATTGATCGGATCCAGGGCTGTGGTACCAAAATTAAACAGTTTGAGGTTGGGTACAAATTCTAAAATTGGACGTTTGGCACGGTACTCACTGTCCACCACAGGTATTGTGCCATTGTATTTGGCCGTGGCATTGATAATGTCAATATGAAACCAACGGTTGCTTCTAGACCAAGCATTTTGATCTAGACTGGCACGATTGATCGTGATGTAATCAGCATTATCGGGTGCATTTTGACTTTCATCAAATGGCGATGCATCATAGGCCGTGCTGTCAAAAGGCAGTGTGATAGATTCCGTGTAAGTTTCAGGCGTGATAAAATTGGTCTCTGGCAACAGTGTAATTGCCGACCCCACACCTTCAACATAATAGGTTCGTCCAGAATACGAACTTGGCACAGTTAGACCTTGAAACTGAACTTTTAATCCATTGCTGAATACAACCCCATTGGGGCTGGTGTAATATCGAGATCCAATGATGTCTACAATTTGGGCTGCGTTGGGCTGACCAGTGGCCGTTTGGTTAAGCTGCCATGCATTGCCCCCAAGGGAACTTACCAAATAAGTCCCTGGTGTGACTCCACCGCCACTAAGAATCATGCCCGGCAACAACGTTCCGTTCACGGCTGTGCTAAAAGTCAACACATTGTCTGTGATGTTGGAATCCACAAGCCTAACTACCGGGATATTCTCGTCATTGACTACAAGTGGTACATTTGTCAAGTTGTCCACAAGCCTTATCAACCCAAACATGGCTGGATTATCTTGATCCTGATAATACAACACATCAAGATTGGCAGTGAGTAATGGCACACGTTCAAACAATCCCGAAGCATCTTTGTAAAAACTAATGTTGGAAAATTTATCGCCATACTGCACCAACAGCTTGCTGAGATTGCTAACTGAACGTTCCACAGTGAGCTTGATGTATGGATTGATTGGATCATCATACACATAATTGATGCGCCATACAGAAAATTTTTGACTGTTAAGTGTGATCTCTACGCTTTCATCATATGCTGTGAAATCATAAGGTTGTCCAGTGCTGTCATACAACCCAGTAAAACTCCAACCAGCATCGGTCAAGAAAATAATTGTGCGACCATCAAGATCCCTTATTCCATCTATGCCACCGTGATTATTAAGTAGCTCAGACACTGAGACATTGTTGACTTGATCGAACCGTAAATTTGTTGCAAAAGAAACTGAACCAGCATCAGCCAAAGTGTAGTAGAAGTTTTGTGCAGATTTTGCTGGCACATCGAATCGTATGATGCCGTTATCGTCCCCATTGTTGATCACGCCCACTACTTCACGACTGCTTTGATTGGGTGTTTGTGGCAACACACCCGATACACCTGGCGTCGCCTGTATCCAAAATTTATGACCAGTTTGCTGCACATCAAAGGTGTAGGTTCCTTGGCGTGCCAGTGTGATAGTGGGATTCTGTCCAGCAACACCGCTGAAAGTATAGTCAACAGTATTGCGTGTGACAGTGAAATTATCTGTGAGTGCTATGGTATTAGAAAAAACATCTACCGAATCGGGACCGCTGGGCATCCAGAAATACTGTCCATAATTGATGAACTTGTCAAGATCCACAAAGGGATCCCAACTATAATATTCGCTTGCCCACAATCGATCATGACGGGAAACATCGCCTCCCTTGTTTGTTATGCCATCAATTAAGCCAGGATAGGTCACAGCGTTTTCCACTGTGTTGGTATTGGGTTTGAGGAATACCACTCCGCTTTCTAATTGATAATCGGTCCTAGTTTTAACGGGTTCAACAACGTAACTGTCATTGGGATTTACTCCTGGACCAACACGTCGACCAATGTAACCTTGGGTGGCTTTGAATGTGGGGTTTTGGACCAATTGATCCAGCGTTGCACCAAGAAACTGCTTGTTGGTCTCTGTGCGGAAGATTTCTGGTAGAAAATCTACTGTACGTATTCTAGCCATCTTTACACCACAGCATTGTTGGAAACAGTTCTAAGTTCACTGCTGGTCAATGCATCTATTACTTCAATGTCATTTACCGTGGCTGCATTAACAAATATTTCATTGGGTTGGCAGCGTATCTCGAACAGATCACCAAAGTTTTTAAGAGGATCTTGTGGTACCAAAACCACGGTAGACATAAGATCTCCTAGCTGTTTGTGAAGATAGGCTGCAAGTTCAGAAAAATAAAAGGTGGAACCAAAATCCCAGTTGTCAATGGTAAAATACTCATTGAGAGCTGCTACCACACGACTCTTGATTTCGCTGATGCTGACCACAGAATTTATACTGCGGATTATTTTTAGAGTTGCTCTAAGTTCAAGATCGCTTTTGACACCAAACAACGGTTTGAACTTTACTGAGTTTAAGATTACGTTGTCCGATATCATTTTGTACTTTTGCAGAGTAGCAAAGGACACAGACAATTCATCCATAGTAGGTGAAATTGGCTCGATCACAGTGTTAGTGGAATCTTTAATATAGTTTTGGTAAGCAGTGTAATAAGCTTGTGTGACCAAATACACATCAATGATGTTGGATGATCCAGGATCAATCCTACGGCTCAATGGAGCATTGTGTCGATATTGGAATGACAGGTCTTGACGTCCAATTTTTGCCATTATGTTCCCTACTGACTTGATGCTGCGGACACCATTGAAAGCAACATCCAGTTCATAAAATGCCAGTTCTGTGGTGGCATAAAAATATTGACCGTGAGCATATTCAGCCTTGGCCAATTCAATTTGATCTTTGTTAGCATACTTACTGACTACGTCTTTGGCTGCCAATGGCAAAAATCTTTCAAGATTGTCAAAATCTACTGTGCGTTGAAAGTACACATACTTGTTGGTTGGATTTACATTCGGGGCCACGATAGTTTCAAAATAGTCAGGATCGTCGGCTACCCCGTCATTGTCAAAGTCTGTGAAACTAATGCGCACCTGGAAATCATCTACAAAACCATCGCCTTGCACAGGCTGTGCAATAATATCCATAACGATATCACTGTTTTGTGGCAAACTCGCATCGGGTTTATTATTAGTTTTCACACAGTTGATAAAATCATTGACTATTGATCCTGTACGAGGATCATATACTGCTTGTGATCCATCATAAAAAAATCTTGTTTGTAAAATACTCCCCCAAAATCTTTGCAGAGACCTGTGATTTACTGTATAGGTTACGCCATCGGTTTCAAACATCACCAACCAACTGTTATCCAATCCTTGTCCTGATTGATCCTCAGCAAAAGCTTGGCTAAATGTAATTGCTCGATTAAGGTTATTGGCTGTGATTACGTACCAGGTTGAAGTGAGATTGTTGTATCCCATGCCGAAATTTTTATAAAACTTAATCTGGTCGGTCATGGATTGCTGTACTGAGATTGGTATATCAGTAACAAACTTTGGTATGACCTCAACCGGAATAGCATCAGTGGGTATAAAGTTGTTGAGAGTCACAGGGCCAATACCGTTGGCTAAATTTCCAACACCAAAATTGGTACCATCCAACACCAATGCACTCACAGTGGCCCAAAGTATCAGTCTCTCATTGGGCAATGATGGTGTGCCTAACTTCAACCTATTGTTGGCATCAAAATAATAACCTGTGGGTGGCACAAATTTAATCAACGACCCCTGTGCCATGTATTTTTTATTGTCGCTGGCCTGTGGACCAATGGGAGCAGGCGCGTTACTGGCAGCAAATTTAAAATATCCAGTTGTTTGATTGGTAGCGGTAGTGGTTTGTTGCCATTTCATTAGTAAAGGTGTTAGGTTGGGTCTAGGAAAACGTTGATAATAAAACTCTAACATTCCTCTACTGGCCACCTGCGGTTCCACTTCATTGATAATTGTGTTGGCAATATCATTTGTATCAACAAAGGTAAAAGTAAAACTAGGAACAGCCACATTTTCCCAAATTAGTCCATCGTTGGCAATTATATTGGTCGATGAATACTTGCCAGTGACATCTATCAAGTCAAGATAGCGACTGGTACCAATTGATGATCGATTTACTGCTTTTGATTTCACTATGCTGCCATACAAGGTATAAGGCAAGTTGTTGTAATCTTCACCGTTTACCATGCGATTTTGCGTGTAGTATCTGGCTGGAGCACGTTGTTTGATTGCTGCAATAGTTTCCCTAGCATCAGCATTAGTTACTGCCTGACTGAGACCGCAAATAAACGTAATGGTTTCAACTCGTCCAATGCGACTGATATATCCAATGGAAATTTGAATAGCCTGCATTTCGTCGGGGTTGATGATATATTGCAGTCCATTGGATGCTCGCACGTAGGTTCGAAAATTGCCCGTGGGTATTTCAGAAAACACACCATCACCAAAGTTCAAGTTGATTTGATCATTGGTACGAGATGTAATACTGAAGCATTTGCGTTTATTTAAGGGCAATTGGTCACCTGCAGCGGTATAGATAGAATCTTTTTTGACCCACTCGTGTTGAATATCGCCTATATCATCTAATTGATACAACCACACGTCTTCATTGTTGATACCTTCAATGTTGATCGGAACCACGCTATTGGCAATGCGTTCCCCTAGACTGAAGTCTTGATTTTGTAGGGTACCTTGTTTGAAAAGGAAGAAAAAACCGGTGTTGGGGCTGCCAAATCCTAATTTGTCTTTACGAAACAGTATATTAAAAATGCCATTTGGACGGGGTGATGGTTCGTATACAAAATTTTTGTTTTGGAATGTGCTACTGATTGCTTCAAATTGCGTAACTACTCCATTAATTATGGATGAATAAGGTATCACTGGCAGGAATCCTGGTGCTAAATTCACGCTATATTCCTGTGTTTCTACGCCTAGGATATCCTTGGATGCACCAGGTTTGCCAAAACGTTGGCTGGATACCAGAGCCGCATTTACAATAACCGTAAACTGTTCTAGCCAGCTGGCATTGGTCGCATCATTCCAGTTTACGGTTACACCGCTGAGGTTGGAACCACTGAAATCTACAACACTTTCTGTAGTAGACACATTGAAAACTTTGAGATATCCCTGTGCAGCTTGATTTCTCTTGGGAGTGTAACCAACTAGATTTGCCAACTGCACCACTGAATCTCTACGTTCTGCAGTGTCTAGAAAGTTTTCACGCACATTTAAATCGTTGCGGAAGGCCAGTGCTTGGCCCATAAAAGCCATGACATCCAACAAGGCTACAAACTCTGAAGATTCTATGTAATCATTGAAAGCTTCTGGATAATAGATTCGGATATAGTCTATAAAGCTTTTACGCAATGTTTCAAAGTCATAACTTTGAAAATCGGCTTCGCGATAAGTGGTATAGATGCGTTTCCAATCTTCCACTCCAAAGATCGAGGTTTGTCTAATAGTTTTGGCCATAATACCTTCTCTGAAGTATTTATGGTTTGAATAAACTGAGTAGTTTTAGATCAAAGAAGC